CCCCATCAGCGACGTCTTGTGAAAATTGTCCTGTCTGGCAACAATCGCGCCCATCTATATTGATGGACACGAACGATGAATTCCCAGGCAACAAAAGATATTCCCTGCTTCCGTTCTTATTTGCCTGATGCCCTGCGTTTAAGATTTGAAGATAAACTGACCATCCGGGCCATCGCTCAGCGTCTGGGTCTCAGTCATTCCACAATACATACGCTTCTTCAGCGATTTCTTGCATCCGGTATCGCATGGCCATTGCCCGATTCAGTTTCATTCGCTCAACTTGACGCCATCCTTTATGCCAACAGAAAGAAGGAATTAACAGAGCCTCAAATCAGAGAAGGCTCATGGCGAAAAGAACGGCGAACCAGCTATAGCCGTGAATTTAAGGTCCGTCTGGCTAAGCAGGCGTTACAGCCTGGGGCTGTTGTTGCCCGGATCGCCAGAGAACACGATATCAATGATAACCTGCTGTTTAAATGGAAAAGCCAGTACGAGGACGGCTTACTGAGCGATGATGACATACAGGAATGCATGCCTGTCCCGGTGGCACTGACTGATACGCCGGAGCCGACCAGACCAGTTACAAATCCCTTCTGGCGTAACAAGCATGATGAGCGCCCTGAGGGGGCTCCCGGAAACGTCCCACGGTGCGAGCTGCATCTTAAATCAGGTGTGGTAAAACTGTTTGACCCTCTCACTCCGGAACTGTTACGGGCGCTAATCCGCGAAATGAAAGGGGGTATCCGATGATAACGCTGCCGACCGGTACCAGAATCTGGATCATCGCTGGCATCACAGATATGCGTTGTGGCTTCAATGGCCTGGCTTCGAAGGTGCAGAACACGCTGAAAGATGACCCGTTCTCCGGGCATATCTTCGTCTTCCGGGGCCGCAGTGGCAAAATGGTGAAAATACTGTGGGCCGATCGTGACGGGTTATGCCTGTTCGCCAAACGCCTGGAACGGGGCCGCTTCGTCTGGCCGGTGACCCGGGAAGGGAAAGTGCACCTGACGCCAGCTCAGTTATCCATGCTACTGGAGGGGATCGCGTGGCAACATCCCAAACGGACAGAACGGCCTGGCATCCGGATATAACCCGTGATAAAACAAGGGAATGAACAATGAACTCCCCGATGATATTGAGCTGCTTAAAGCCATGTTGCGTAAGCAACAGAGTCGGCTTCGACAGTATGCCTGTCAGGTCGCGGGCTATGAGCAGGAAATTGAACGGCTGAAAGCGCAACTCGACAGGTTGCGTCGTATGTTGTTCGGCCAGAGTTCAGAGAAAAAGCGTCATAAGCTTGAAAATCAGATCCGACAGGCAGAAAAACGACTGTCGGAACTGGAAAACCGGCTGAACACAGCCAGAAATCTTCTGGAAGATGCATCGTCAGTCACAGATTCACCTGACACCAGTCCCCCGTCAGAAAACCCGATCGCCAGTAAGCCTGAATCCCCGGGACGAAAATCTTCACGAAAACCGCTGCCGGCAGAACTTCCCCGGGAGACACATCGCCTTCTGCCTGCTGAAACCAGTTGCCCGGCCTGTGGAGGTGTTCTGAAAGAAATGGGGGAAACAATCTCAGAGCAACTGGATATCATTAATACCGCCTTTAAAGTTATCGAAACCATACGTCCCAAACTGGCCTGTAGCCGGTGTGATGTCATCGTTCAGGCACCACTTCCCCCTAAACCGATCGAACGCGGTTATGCCAGTGCAGGGTTACTTGCACGGATCCTGGTCAGCAAATATATGGAACATATCCCTTTATATCGCCAGTCAGAAATATACGCGCGACAGGGCGTGGAGCTGAGCCGTAATACCATGGTGCGCTGGGTATCAGAAATGGCAGACAAACTCCGTCCTCTGTATATAGCGCTGAATGACTATGTTCTGGAGGCAGGAAAGGTGCACGCAGATGACACTCCGGTGAAAGTACTGGCCCCGGGGAACGGAAAGACGAAAACGGGTCGTCTGTGGGTATACGTCAGGGATGATCGTAATGCGGGTTCATCCCTGCCGGCAGCCGTCTGGTTCGCGTATTCGGCAGATCGCAAAGGAGAACATCCGCAGCTCCACCTGGCAAAGTATCAGGGCGTACTGCAGGCTGATGCCTATGCAGGTTATAACGTACTGTACGAAACGGGCCGGGTGAAGGAAGCCGGGTGCCTGGCCCACGCCCGCCGAAAAATCCATGACGAGGATGTGCGCCGTCCGACAGAAATGACTCAGGAAGCGCTCAGACGGATAGCAGAGTTATACGACATAGAAGCGGAGATACGTGGCAGTCCGGCAGAGGAACGGCTTGCAGTCAGAAAAGCCAGAAGCGTCCAGTTGATGCAGTCGTTGTACGACTGGATACAGTTGCAGAGGAAAACGCTGTCGAAACATGCGGAGATGGCGAAGGCGTTCGACTATATCCTGAATCACTGGAATGCGCTGAACGAGTTCTGTCGTGACGGCTGGGTGGAAATAGACAACAACATCGGTGAAAACGCGTTACGATCGGTGGCGGTTGGAAGAAAAAATTATCTCTTTTTCGGCTCAGACAAGGGAGGAGAAAGTGCGGCGATCATCTACAGTCTGCTGGTCACCTGCAAACAGAACGAAGTGGAGCCGGAGGACTGGTTGCGCGAAGTGATCGAGAAGCTCAATGACTGGCCGTCGAACCAAGTGCATGAACTGCTGCCCTGGAACTTCTCGTCTGTAAAATAATCCTTACGCTACGTACTTCTCGGGGCGCTTACTGAAAAAGCAGAAACCAAAGGCGCGAAAGCCGCAAAGAACAGCGCTGCACAGGAAAACCCGGCACCGCTGGCAGACGTTATTGTGGCTGACGGTCAGGCGAATGAACCACGTCCGGCTGAAGACCCGGTTGCTGTACAGGGTGACGCCCCTGTCCGGCTGAACGTCAGGGCCGTGTCTGAAAACGGGTTCTGGCGCTGTGGCCGTTTCTGGTCACATATCGGTGAGGATGTGGCGGTGAGCGCTGCGGTTGCCACCCGCCTGATGGCAGAGCCGAATCTGATTGTCCGGGAAGCGGAGAAAGGCTGATGGGATACATCACGCAGGAAGACCTGTTACGCGCGGACGGCAGAGCCGAATCTGATTGTCCGGGAAGCGGAGAAAGGCTGATGGGATACATCACGCAGGAAGACCTGTTACGCGCGGACGGCAATCTTGTCTGGAACATGGCGATTAACCGGGAAACCAACGGGCTGGATGAAGACAAAATCCGTCAGGCCATCAGTGATGCGGAAGCGGAAATTGATTCGTTTCTGTCCCGCCGCTACCAGCTGCCGCTGGGGGTGACGGAAATCCCGCGCCCGCTGCAACGCGTGGCGGTATCGCTGGCGTTTTACTGGTTATCAGAGCGTGACAATCAAATCACGGAGCTGATCCAGAAACGCTACGACGACGCCATTAAAACCCTGCGTGAAATGGCGAACGGCACCCGTGACCTGGGCCTGCCGACGTATGCCACCCCGGCAGAAACCGACAACGGGAAAATTATTGTGGTGGGTGCCAATGCCCGGCTGTTCACCCGTAACAACCTGAAAGGGGTGCTGTGATGGGGATTTCTGTACAGGTCAGCGGTGACCAGCGTCTGGAGGATATCCGCCGCGCCGTTGAAAAGCTGGCAGAGGGTTCATTGCAGTCAGAGCTGCTGGAAAGCATCGGTGCGGTGGTGGAATCACAGACCCGCCGCCGCATCATCGATGAGAAAACCAGTCCGGGTGGCGAACGCTGGCCGGACTGGTCTGACGGGTACAAAAAGACCCGCCACGGCAACCAGAGTCTGCTGCGCGGTGAAGGCCATCTGCTGGAGAGTATCCAGTACATCGTGGAAAACCGCGTGGTGCGTATCGGTTCACCGCTGGATTATGCCCGCATCATGAATGACGGCTTTTCCGGCAGCGTGCCGGTCAGCGCCCACAAACGGCTTATCTCGCAGTGTTTCGGGCGGGCGCTGAAATATCCGGTCTGGCAGACCGTCGGCGCACATCACCGCATGATGAACATTCCGCAACGTGAATTTCTGGGGCTGTCTTCTGCCAGCCAGCAGGAGCTGCAACAGGTTATCAGTCATTTCTGGAAGGAGGTTCTGCCATGACAGAACAACGCCCTGAACTGCGCACACCGGGGAGCACCGTTGCGGCCGCAGAGCACATTGTGGCCTGGCTGCAGACGGCCCTTCAGGGGGACACCCCTGACCGGGCTGACGTGGTGGAGCGTCACATCGGCCAGTTCAACAGCCCGGATGAAGTGAAACGCTATCTGTCCGGTCGCACCGGCTGTATCCGTGTCGCGGCCCTGCGTGTCCGGGATATCAACCCGCGCGGCGGGCTGTCCGGTCTGGTCACCTGGGTGGCTTACATCATGGCGACGGATTCGTGGGGGTATTCCCGCGACGTGCGCTGTGAAGTGCTGGCCGGAAAGGTGATCAAACGCCTGCTGTCGTCGGATGCCACAGCGGGCATGGGGGCTGAACGCATGGCTGCTGATGTGCGGGCAGACAACATTTACTCCGTCAGCCTCGACGGGCTGGGTGTCACCATGTGGGCGGTGACGTGGGAGCAGGAATTCCGGCTGGATGAAGAGATTGATCTCGCCGCGCTCCCGGATTTCCTGCGCCTCGGGGCGACACTGCGCAGCGGCGAACACACTGAAATTAACGACGTGATCCATGTACGGGGTGACGATGGAACAGAAACTGATTAAGCCAGCGCGGGAAAACGTCCGTGTCCGTAAACCGGATGGCGCACATTTATCCCCGGAAGGGGAACGTCTCAACGTCTGCGCTTACTGGCTGCGCCGTGAAGCCGAGGGAGATGTGGAAATAACCACACTTCCGAAAAATAACAACAAAACCAGAGGGAAAAAATAATGTCGCTGGGTTCCATTCCTGATGATATCCGCGTCCCGCTTGTCTGGATCGATATCGACAATTCACAGGCGCTGGAGGGTGCATCCGCGCAAAGCCGAAAAATTCTGGTCATGGGCCATGCGGTATCGTCCGGCAGCGCAGACGCCCTGTCACTGACCCGTATCACCAGTGACAGCCAGGCAGACCAGCTTTATGGCAAAGGGTCGATGCTGGCTGAAATGCTCAAAATGCTGCGTCGTGCCAACACGTACACGGAAACCTGGGCGATGCCGGTTGCCGCTCCTGAAGGCGCTGCCGCAAAAGCCACGCTGACCGTGCTGGGTACAGCGACCGAAGCCGGAACGGTGGCACTGCTGATTAACGGTGTGTCCGTTCAGGTGAGCGTGAGCGCCGGGGATACGAAGGAAAACATTGCAAAAGCCATTGCTGATGCGGTGACGAAAAAGCCTGCCACGCAGGTGGCCGCTGCGGTGAAGGATGATGCCACGGATACCGTGGAGCTGACCGTGAACTGGCACGGCGTCACCGGCAACGGTGCCGACGTTCGCCTGAACTACCACACCGGTGAAGCCTTCCCGGCAGGTGTGAAGGTGACCGCAACCGCGTTTACCGGCGGCACCGGGACACCGGAAATGGCAGACGCCGTTGCGGCCATCGGCCCGGAGTGGTTTACCGATATCATCGCCCCGTTCACCGACACGAAAAGCCTGAACACCCTGCGTGATGAACTGCTGAACCGCTGGGGGCCGCTCAAAATGATGGAAGCGCAGCTGTGGACGGCGTTTTGTGGCACGCACGGGGAAACCGGCACGTTTGGTGAAACCCGCAATGACTGGCTGATTAGCTGCATCGGCACCAACCTGTCGCCGCATCCGGCGTGGATGTGGGCCGCGTCATACGGCGCAACGGCAGCGTATCACCTTGCCATTGACCCGGCGCGTCCGCTTCAGACGCTGGTCCTGACCGGCATTCTGCCGCCTGCGCGTAATGTTCGCTGGGATATGGGAACGTAACCTGCTGCTGCATGACGGCATTGCCACGCACATGGTGGACGCCGGGGATAACGTCTGCATCGAGCGTGAAATCACCATGTACCGGGTTAACCAGTACGGTGATGCGGATGTGTCGTATCTTGATGTGCAGTCACCCGCCACGCTGGGCCGTATCCGTTACATCATTAAAAACCGTTTCTCGAACCGTTATCCGCGCCACAAGCTGGCGGATGATGACGTGCTGGACTCGCTGGATGCGGGGCAGCCGGTGATGACGCCGAAGCTGTGCACTGCAGAGCTGCTGGATATCTGCCAGACCGAACTTCTCCCGGCGGGCCTTGTGGAAAACTTCAGCGATTACAGGGACACGCTTCAGGTGACACGCGACAGCAGCGATAAAAACCGCCTGAACTTTATCTGCCACCCGAATCTGGTGAACCAGTTGCGTGTGCTGGCAGGCCTGATTCAGTTCAAGCTTTAAGGGGGCCACATGGCAAAAATTCTTGGCATGGCGACCATTCGCGTGAATGGCCGCGAAATTAAAACCGAGGGGAAATCCACGCTGAATCCGGGCGGCTTCAGCCGCACCCAGCATATGGGCGGCGGCAAGGTCTGGGGTATCTCCAGCAAGATGGCCTCGCCGTCCATCAAGGTAACCATTGCGGCGGCAGCGGATATGGACGTGATTGAAATCAGCAACTGGGAAGATGTCACGGTGATGTTCTACGGCGACAACGGCCTGAACTACATGATGACGGGTTCCGCCACGGATAACCCGGCAGAGCTGGACGAGGATTCCGGCACCATCAGTGCCAACTTTATCGGTGAAAAATGCGTGAAGGTGTGACATGGCCGCAATGGAATTTGAACTGAAACACGGGCTTCTGACCGGCAAAGGCACGGCAGATGAAACCCTGCATAAAACCGTGAAACTGCGCGAACTGACCGCCAGTGATGTGATTGATGCGCAACTGGCCGCAGAACGCGTCGTCATGGGCGGGAACGGAAAGGCGGTGGCCTACTGTTCTGAGGTGCTGATGGGACTGGAGATGATGCGCCGTCAGGTTGCGTCAATCGGTAATATCCCCGGCCCGCTGGACATGAAACAGCTGCGAATGCTCCACCCGGCAGACCTTGAGCTTATCAGCACGAAAGCGGCTGTGCTGGATGACATGCTTGAGGAGGTGGCAACGCGGGGGCGAACTGATGCCGCTGGCGTCGGCACTGATGAACCTGCTGGTTAACCTGTCTTCGCGATTCAGCATTCAGTACCTGGAACAGCTGCCCCTGCGGCAGTTGTTCCGCCTGATAAAGCAACTGGAGAAACAGCATGGCAACAGGTAACCGTCTCAGCACGGAAATCATGATCAACCTTGCCGGGAACCTGACCGCCAAAGCCCGGCAGTACGGTGCAAACATGTCGCAGTTCGCCCGGAACAACCAGAAGGCCATGCGCCTGGTCAAAGCCACAACGGAGGCTGCCGGGCGCAGTCTGGATGCGCTTGGCAACCGCTACACGGCGATGATTGCCGGGTTCGGTGGTGGTATGACCCTTAAAGGCCTGACAGATTTTGATGCGCAAATCCGCCGTGCGGGTACAAATGCAAAACTGACCGATGAGCAGGTATCCCGTTTAAGAAAAAACATCCGGGAAACCGCCAGAATGTCAGACATTCGCCTCAGTGCCCAGGTCTTACTGGAAGGCCAGGATGCACTGTATGGCCTGACCGGTAAGCCGGAATTTGTTGAAAAAAACATCCGCAATCAGGGGCTGGCCACGCAGGCATTCGGGACTGCGCCACAGGATGCCGCGGCACTGATGGCACAGATGTCCGAAAAACAGATTGAAGCGCCTCAGGAGGTTGAAGGCATGTTCGACCGCTTCTACCACCAGTTTTCCATTGGTTCGGTTGGTGTGGATCAACTGGCGCGTGTATCAGCAAAACTGTTTTCGATTTATACCGGTGGTGGCAAAGAGGCGATGGCCCAGTTGGGGGCACTTGAACAGATGCTGGCAAAAACAACCGGCTCTGCGGATGAAGCGGTGACCGCGCTGAACAGTATCTGGAGTGAAGTCACCCGAAAAGACAATATCAAGTTTCTGAAAAGAAACGGGGTTGATGTGCTTGATCCTGTCACAGGAAAACCCCGTCTGCCTTATGACGTAATCAGAGACGTTGTCAGGCGGGCAAAATTTAATGAGCAGAACTTGCAGGATGTTTTCGGGGATACTTCCATGCGTGGATTAAGGGCACTGCTCAGTGAAGACGCCCTTCAGCTAACAGAAAAAATGATTTACGCCCCGGTTGAATCCGGTGCCATGAGAAAAGCTGCGGAGAAAAACGCCCGGAGTTTTCAGTCTGCGATGCAGTCCCTGAAGAATGAATATGAGGTTTTTGCTGAAAAAAATCTGGCAAAACCCGTTCAGGACCTGGCGGATGCCATCAACAGCGTGGACCAGAACTGGTTGCAGGTCGGTAAATATATGGCAATTGCGCTGGGTGGCATTATCGCCGTACGTAAGACGTACAAGCTCGGTAAAACCATCCACGACATCATGAATCCCAAAGGGAAAGGCAAAGGGATACCCGGCAGCGTGGCAGACGGCAACCCCGGCTTTGCCATCGGGCTGTCACCGGATTATCAGCCGGTATCTGACAGCCTGCAAAAGAACATTGACGACTTCCGCCAAGTGGTTGTGCTGGGAGCCCTGCTGGGACAGGCCAGTGCCGTGGCCTCGATGACGTTCGATACCCGTGATGCGGCGTTATCTGCCGGTGACACGCTGGCGGCTGAACTGCATGAGCAGGCGGTGGCGGCGGTGGAAAACAACCAGCGGACATTGTGGCGAACGCTGCGCGATTTACGGCAGGCCGTGATTACGGATGCCCGCGAGCGTGCCGCCCGTCTGCCGGAAACCCGGCAGGTGACGCTGACCACAACCACCTCTGCCGCATTGCTGGCATGGCGCGAGCATGGTGACACACGCCGACGGGATGAAATCGTGCAGCGTAACCGCCTGCGTCATCCGTCATTCATCCTGCCGACGCAACCTGTGGAGATCACCGACTGATGGAATCCGTGATTCTTACCGTTGACGGCAAACTGTGGGAAGGCTGGACGGAAATGTCCGTCAGCCGTTCCCTGAAGGCGATTGCCGGTGAGTTTGAACTCAGTGTGACAACCCGCTGGTCAGCGGCGGCACCGCGCGTGATTCGTGAGGGGCAACCCTGCACGGTCAGGCTGGGCGCGGATACCGTGCTGACGGGGTATATCGATGATTTTATTCCCGGCTATGAGGCTGAAAACGTGGAGATTCGCGTCATGGGGCGCGATAAAACCGGCGACCTGGTGGACTGCTCTGTGGTGCATTCGTCCGGGAAATGGAAAGGCGTGCGGCTTGAACAGGTGGCGGCTGATGTCTGCCGCCCGTTCGGGATAACCGTCATCACGGAAACCCCGACCGGGGAGGCATTTGCGTCTGTCGTTCTGGAACAGGGTGAAACGGGCTTTGAACTGCTCGACCGGCTGGCAAAACAGCGCGGCGTTCTGCTGACGTCTGACGGCGCGGGTAACCTGATTATCACCCGCGCCTCTTCCGTTCGCGCGGGCGTGTCACTGGTGCTGGGAAAAATATCCTCGCCGCCCGTGGGCGCTTCAGCTGGCGGGAGCGTAACAGCCAGTACATCATCAAGGGCACCACCAGTGCCCGTGGCAAACTGTGGGACAGCCAGCCTGCCCCGATGGTGGGCGGTCGCCAGTACATCACCGAAGCCCCGGAAATTAACCGTTACCGCCCGCGCATTCTGGTCAATGAAGACAGCCTGACCGTGGGCGGGGCCAGCATTCGCGGGGAATGGTACAAAGCCCGGATGCTGGGAGAGTCCCGCACGACGGAAATCACGGTGGCAGGCTGGCGCGAACAGGGCGACAGCGGCCCGCTGTGGCAGACCAACCGCCTTGTCGATATCGACGACAGCATTCAGAACCTGAAAACCACCTGGCTGATATCCGGGGTGACATGGACGGATGGCGCACAGGGGAGGATGACGGTTCTGGCGCTGGTTCCGCCTGAATCACTGGACATGCCGGAAATGAAAGCGAAGACGAAAAAACAAAGGCGGTGGCCACATGGGATTAAACGCAATTGCCCGCCGCCTGCGACTGATGGTTGACCGCGCTGTTGTCCGCCTGGTGTCTGACGGTCTGGCACGGCAGAACCTGCAAATTCAGACGCTGGCAGATGCCACCGATGACGACGTGGAACGCTTCCAGAACTACGGGTTTACGTCCGTTCCGCCGGAAGGTTCTGAAGCCATTGTGATGGCCGTTGGCGGACGGCGTGACGGGCTGGTTGCCATCGCGGTGGAAGACAAGCGATGTCGCCCGAAAGGACTGTCCCCCGGCGATGTCAGGGTGTATCACCGGGACGGCAAATCACACATCACCCTGAAGGAAAACGGCGTCATTGAAATCACAGGAGAACAATTAGACTTTTCAGGGAAAACGGTAAATCTCACTGCCGACGAACTGCTGAATATTATCGGTAAACAAATGAAATTCGTCGGTCCCTGTGAATTCACTGAAGATGTCAGAATCAAGGGTAAATCATTCAGCGAACACATTCATAAGGACGGCGACAATGAGAATACATCACCGCCCGTATGACGACAGAAATCCGCTGGAATAACATGCTCTCACGGGGTGACATCACCGTCACCCATAACGGCCTCTCACGGGATGAGGGGCTGGTCACTCAGGTTCTTATCTGCCTTTTCACCGATGCCCGCGCTGATGACGATGATGTCATTCCTGACGGCTCCGGCGACCCGCGCGGCTGGCCGGGCGACACGTACAGCGATTTTTCGTGGGGTTCCCGCCTGTGGCTGCTTGAGCGTGAAAAGCTGACGGAAGATGTCCGCCTGCGCGTGGAAGATTACGCGCGGCTGTCCATGCAGCCGCTTCTGCGTGCCGGTTACGCCCGTAACGCCACCGTCACGGCCAGCATCATCATTCCTGACCGTATTGCCTTTCTGGTGGTGTTAACCCGCCCGGACAAAACCACACTCAGAATCGAAATCACCCGTCGATGGGAGGCCACCATTAATGCCGTATGAAATCCCCACGCTGGGCAAACTGATTGCCGACGGCGAAAAAGATATTGCGTATGAACTCGGCCTGCAAAAGCTGCCGCCTGTCAGTGTTGAGCAGGCGCTGAACGTGTCATTCAGCAGTCAGGTCCGGGATTTATACGACCATCAGAGCTGGATTAAGGACCAGATAATCCCGTCCACCACGTCTGATGATGAAACCATTATCAAAACAGCAAAGTATGAAGGCGTTATCCGCAAGCAGGCC